ATGCTCCACCCCAATCACCTTTTCTCAATCTATCTACAGCAAAGATAATACCCATACCTAATCCAACAAAAGGTATTTTTTTAAGAAGTGATTTTCCTATACCTTTAGTTGCTTGTTTAGTAGCAACTTTTGTAAGAGACTTAGTTACTACCTTCTTAGTTACTTGTTCTCCTACCTCTTTAGTTACTTGTTTGGTTACTGCTTTAGTTGCTTGTTTTCCAAATATCTTCTTTGCAACTTGTTTACCACCTGCAGCAATAACAGCTCGTTTAAATAACTTACCTATTTTAGGTCCATATTTAAATATACTTAATGCTACCTTAATACCATTCTTTAAGAATCTTACAACACCTCTAATAGCTTTTACTACCTGCATCACCTTTCGGATGACGATAGCAGATGCTCCCACAATCGCAGCACCAGCAATCCACTTCCAATGCTTTTGTACCCAATTAAAGAAACCTTGTAAAGCTTGCTGATTCTTAGGATCCTTTAACCACTCAAAAGCACCAGTTACTAATTGACCAGCAAATATATTTAATAAGAATTCCTTTATCTTATCAAACATACTAACAGCAGGAGCCATTATCTTTGCTGCTGTTTCTTTAACTCCACCAAAAAGACTCGTTCTCTTTTTCTCTAAATTTGCTTCTTCATTTGTAAGTTCATCTTGTTTTGCTCCTAATTTTAATTTATCAATTGCATTTTTATGTTCAGCAATCCTATTAGCAAAATCTAATGCAAGTGCATCACCAATATCCTTTATACCTGAACTTATATCATCTAACTCAGAACCAGGAAGTTTCTGTCCTAAAGTAGATGCATGATTCTGTAATGTCTTTTTAATTATTGTTATCTTCTTTGCATTTACTGCAATCTTATCTCTAAGTTCAGCAAAAATACCATTACTACCTATCTTTTCTTCTTCTTGCTCTGGTGGTTGTATAGAACTTGCAATACCACTACTAGGAACAATAGAACGAGTTACTGGTACAAGACCACCACCCATCTTTGGAATAATAGCACCACCTTTAAGAGGACTACCTCCTGCACTTATTTTTCTTTTTCTGAATATCGCCTTCCTATCACCAACAGAAAGATACTCGCCCTTAGCAGTCGTGCCAGTGCTCCATATTGGTTCAGTTGGAAGTAATTTAGATGCCACTATTTTGTTTTTGCTTTAAATTTTCTTCTTCAATATACTGTTGTAATAAAGAAACATAAATTTCTCGTTCCCAAGGAATCATATTTTCGACCTCTGTTAATGAGTATTTATGATGTTGTACCAAAGCAAAGTTAATCTTGTAGTATGACTCAAGATTTGTATGAGCCATACCTAGCTGAAAAAAGCCGCTAGACCCTCCAGCACCACCTCCGATTCAACTTTAGTTTGTGGATTAGTAACTTTGAGAGTATGAGATAATTTAGGCATTGTCTCAAAGAATGTTTCAATACTCTTGAATTGTTTAGTATTCAATTGATCGACAAACTCTTCAAGTTCTTTCTTTGTAGAATCTTTGGATTCCCAAGTTTCTTCCTCATTATAAATCATATCTATACAACTACTAACCATATCCATTGTAGTTTTAACATCATTAGCACCTGTATCAAAATTACTTTCAATAAATTGCTCTATTGATGGGTATCTCAACTTCATTGAAAGTTGATCATCAAGTTTAACTATATTCTTATGTTTCCTATCCTTTTTAATTTTAATAGAATCAACATCAACTTCTGTTGTTACTGAAGTTGTGCCATCATCAGGACAAACAATATTAACTTCTATTGTTTCACCAACAGACTTTCCTCTAACATTGAGGAAAATATATTCCATATCAAAGGTAGCAAGATTATGTAATTTAACTCCTCGTGTTAATATACAGGCATCTAAAATTTCTACGACTGCATTAGTAATCTGTTTTATATCCTCAGATTCTAATGCCATAATAAGAATTTTCTCTTCTCTTACTAGAAAAGGTCTGTACTTGATCTTTTTCCCAGTAGAAGGAAGCACCAACTCATAAGTTGGGGTATTAATTTTTGGTAAAGGCATAATATGCGGTTACAATTCAGTTCAATTATTTATACGACCAATATCCATTATATATCTATCATAGTTAAAACTAACAGTTACCTTTAAAAGATCTGCATTACCATATGATACTGGTAATGAATTAACAGACTTTGGAAAGGCATTCATAAATTGATATTCTAATTTTCTATTAAAATTCTTTTCAAACTTAGTAATATAAATGGTATCAACTTTATAATCATCTGGATAATTTAATCTTCTATAATATCCCTTTTCCCATTGTTGGACATCAGAACCACCAGATATATAATCCATCCATCCCTCAAAACACCTTAATATAGTATAATTTTCGTCAACATAGAACGTAAAATCAATATCAGTATAGATTCTTGTATGAGCAAATTCTTGTGGAACACCCATAAAATCTCCCTTTACTTCCCCTGTAGTAAATGCAGAGGCAGGTAAAGAAGCATCATTACAAAGTAATCCAGCTCTTCTGGATAGAAAATCTCTTGAATTAGCAATACCCAATTGAGTAAGGTAATTTGCAATAGATGGTTTTAATGTGGATAAACTTACCGCATAGTAATTAGTTTGTGCTAAAGGGCCAATAGCCGCCTTAGCATCAAACATATTCATTTTTTTAGCTAAAGGATTAGGCACTCTAAATAACTTGTAAGACTTCTTATATTATTATCTATTTAGATGGCTTATAAAGGTAAATATAGACCAGTGTACCCAAAGAAGTATAAAGGTGATCCAACTAGAATTATTTTTAGATCATCATGGGAAAAGAAATTCATGGTTTACTGTGACAAAAATACCAATGTTTTAGAGTGGGCAAGTGAGGAAATTGTCTTACCATACCGTTCTCCTGTTGATGGAAGAATACATAGATATTATCCAGATTTCTACATGAAAGTAAAAGAAAATGGAGGAGAAATCAAAAAATATATCATAGAAGTAAAACCATTTAAACAATGTAGTCCACCTAAAAAACCAAAACGTCAAACAAGAACCTATATGTATGAAGCATATGAATATGCAAAAAATCAAGCAAAATGGGAAGCAGCAAGAAATTTTTGTAATGATAGAAAGTGGGAATTCAAAGTATTAACCGAAAATGAGTTAGGAGTCAAATGAGTCGTGTTCGTAGTATAAGACAGAGTTTAACAGGAATGGAAAATCCTGATGATTTGATGATGGAATTAATGGATGCTCTTAATGATACAGTAACACCTGTTCCAAATGTAGGACAATACTATATTTTTGTATATACACCCAAAACTCCCAATATTACATATGATCAAAACCCCTTTGTCGCAGTAACTGATGTTTTTGCTTGGGGATTCCGTGGAATTAACTTTCACTGGGGTCAAACACGGCAATATACATGGACAGAAATTGCTGGACAGTTGTATGAAGTTACTAATGCAGAGAAAAATGATCTCAACTCAATACCTTTCGCAAGATTCTTGCTAAATACTTAAAAATATAGGTCGATAGAATTAATGTCGTCACGAGTAATTACAGGTTATAAAGTTAATAGGCGTGGTAGAAGAGTTCCAATTTATGGGACATCAAATTCAGCTGATGAAGTAAAAAAAGCAGAAACCAAAAGTACTGTAACAGAAAGTGCAGAAACTATTAAAGATAAAAAAACCAAACAAAAGAAGACTGGTCCTTCTGGTGGAAGAAAGAAGAAAGGTGGTGTTTTAAGATATCCATATCAAGCATTAACAGCAAATACAGATTACCTACAAATAAATATCGTTGAATATAAGTCAGTTAAACAAAGTAGTGGTAGTTTAATTTCAAATCCATCTTCAGGTAATAGAAGATTAACGTCAGCTGCAGCAGTTGGTGGTACAAGACCAAGAGGATTATCAAAATCTGCATTAGTGAATACGGGTTCTATATTATTACCCGTTCCAAATTCAGTTCAAGATGGTAATTCTATTAATGTTGGTAGTAGCAAGATGAATAGTCTTCAAGCAACTGCAGCAAGTGGTATTAGAGATGTAATGGACGCACCTGCAGGTGGTGACCCTGATAAAACATATATGGATAATATGTCTGCTGCTGTTAGTGGATTTACAGATGACCTAAAAGGAGGTCTTGGTGGTGGTGATAAAGCAGCAGATTTATTGAAGAAACAATTAACTACACAAGCAATAGGTGTATTTGGTGGTAATGTAACTGTAGAACAGTTAATGGCCAGAGAAAATGGAGAAATATTTAATCCAAATATGGAACTTCTCTTTAATGGTCCAACTTTAAGAGGATTTAAATTCTCTTGGAAGATGATGCCTCGTAATCAAAAAGAAGCAGAACAATGTAAGTTAATTATTCTTGCATTTAAACAAAATATGGCTCCAAAAACAAAAGCATCACCAGGTCAAGGTGGATCTTGGTTCCTTAAAACCCCTAATGTTTTTGAATTGAGATATATGACTGGAAGTAGTGAGCATCCGTTCTTACATAAATTTAAACAATGCTTCTTAACTGATATGGCCGTTAATTATACTGGTGAAGCATCACATATGACTTATGCTGATGGAACACCAGTTTCTATGCAAATGGATCTATCATTTAAAGAACTTGAACCAATTTATGATGTAGATTACGAAGATGTAGAAGGAGTAGGATACTAAAATGAGTTATTTTAAAGAGTTACCAAATCTAGAATACCCATCATTCTTATCAGATAAGAATTCTTCATTAGATTATATTGAAATCAAAAATATCTTTAGAAGGATCAAATTACGTGATGATCTACAAAGTGCATTTACATTATTTGACAAATATGAAATCCCAATGGGACATACACCAAATATGGTTGCAGATGAAGTATATGGATCTGCAGAACTTGATTGGGTTGTATTAATTACTGCTGGTATTATTAATGTTAGAAATGAATGGCCATTATCTAATTCAGATATATATGATTTCGCACTAGACAAATATGGTGATAATATAAACGCTACTCGTTTTTATGAAACTAAAGAAATTAAAGACTCTAGTGAAAGAATAATCCTCCCAAAAGGTAAAGTTGTTGATAGTGATTTTGTATTTACTTACTATGATAATGGAAGACAATCAGTATCAGGTACAGATGTTAGAACTGGTATTAGTAATTATGAATATGAAGTTAGTATTAATGAAGATAAAAAAGATATACACCTTTTAAAATTAGGACATCTACAACAATTCTTGAATGATATGAGAGATATTATGGTATATGATAAATCCCCACAGTATCTTAATGAGACAACTGTGAGGACTGAAAATTCAAATATTACTATGTCTTAAGCTTCGGCAAGTTGTCGAAAGTAGGACATTGTATCGTCATCATCATCTGAATTAGATGCTGTGGTAACTTCTGCAGTAGCTTCAGCAGTTCTACGACTCTCAAAATTGGGAGCAGAACCACGGAAAGCATCTTCATCAGATACTTCAGGATCTTGTCTGGTACTTGTTGTTCTAAGAACAGAGTCAAGACGCTTTTTCAAATCATCATAAGATTTAAACTGATCAGCAGCGACCAATTCTGCAAGAGAGTACTCTTTCTTCCAGAGTCCTTCTAGTGCCTCATCATCATCTAGTAAAGGAGATACAGCAGCAAATTCAGAACTATCATAATTTCTGAAACCAGCAACGTTCTTTGCCTTCAACTTGAAGTTAGCACCTTGCCAGAAATCAAATGGATCAATTGCTTCCTCATC